GCACCTCGGGGTCCTGCCGACCGGACAGGAGCGGTTCGTCCGGCACCGCTCCCCCGCTCGTCCCGGTCGCCGGTCTCGCCGCCGCGACCGGATCGCCGGGGTGCACGACGATCTGCGCCCGCCCCTGTGCGATGAGCCGGTGGCACCCGACCGATGCCGAGGACGCGAACGCTCCCGGCACCGCGAACACGGGCCGGCCGAGCTGTGCGGCGTGGTGGGCGGTGTTGAGCGCCCCGGAGCGGGCGCCCGCTTCGACCACGACCGTGACGTCGGCCAGCGCGGCGATCAGCCGGTTCCGCGCAAGGAACCGGCGAACAGACGGCTACGCTGATCCCATGCCCCTCGCCGCTCTATACGCCCGTCAGTCCAAGGAGAACGACGAAGGCATCGACCGCCAGGTGCGGCGCACCCGCGCCCTCGCCGAGGCTCGCGACTGGCAGATCGCGGCGGAGTACAGCGACAACGACGTAAGCGCATCTAAGCCCCGCGGGCCGAAGTCTGGTTGGGCTGCCATGCTCGCTGCCGCAGAGGCCGGAGCGTTTACACACGTCGTCGCCGTGGACCTCGACCGGCTCGTGCGGTCCCAGGCCGACCTCATTCGGCTGATGGAACTGAAACTCGCCGTCGTGACGGTCGACGGTGAAATCGATCTGTCCACGGCCGACGGCGAGTTCCGCGCCTCCCTGGGAGCGTCGCTCGCACGGTTCGAGGTGCGCCGCAAGGGTGAGCGCACTCGCCGCGCAAACGAGGACCGGCGGCTCAAAGGCAGGCTTACGCCGGGGCGGCGACTGTACGGCTATGAGACCGACGGCACGACGCCACGCGATGCCGAAGCGGCCATCGTCCGCCGCGTCTACGAACATGTCGCCGAGGGTCGCTCCGTCTACGGCATAGCGAAGGCGCTCCGCGACGAGGGCGTGCCGTTCACAACGGGCAGCGCCGAGTCATGGCTTCCCGCCCGCGTGCGGGACATGATCCTCAATCGCCGTTACAGCGGGCAGGTGTTCGCTCCCGTCGGCACGACCGAAGACCTCAAAGGTTGGCAGCGCGTCCAGCAGCGGCGCGACCCCAGCGCGTGGATCGCGGGCAACGTGCCGGCGCTCGTCGAGGATACGACCGCTGAGCAGGCGCGGGCCGTGCTGAGCGACCCAACGCGCAGGACAACGCCGGGGCCGGCGCGGCGACACCTACTGAGTGGCATCGCCGTGTGTGGCGAATGCGGGGCGGGGCTCAAGCAGGTCCATGGGGACTATCGGTGCTCCGTGGCCTCCGCGCACCCTACGATCCGCGCCGCCATGCTCGAAACGTTTGTTCGGGCCGAGGTCGTCTATGCGATGGCGGCCGGTGGCCCGGGCATCGTGCAGGGCGCCGCGGATGCCTCCGGCCTCACCCAAGCGGTTGCGGCCTGGCGCGACAACGAGGCCCGGCAGACAGAGGTGCAGGAACGCGAGCGCATGGGCCTCCTGTCCAAGGCTGTCGCCGTCCAAGAGCTGATCGCATTAAGAGAGGAACGGGACGCCCTCACGGTGACGCTGGAAAGGCTCCGTACCGAGCAGTCCGCCGCGGGCGTCCTAGTGGGCCTGGCAACTGAACTACTCGACGGCCTGCCCGCCGCGTACGCAGCGCTAGGTCGTCAGGGGGCAGAGATCCGGCAGCGGGTCGCCGAGCGTTTTGATGCGCTCGACCTGGACCAGCAACGCGAGGTAGTGCGAGCGGCGGTGACGGTGCAGGTCGACCGCGGGCGCGGCACGGGACGGGTGCGGGTGCAGCACCTGCTCGCTGAGCAGTTCAACGAGTGGGTCGACGTGGACGACGACGAGCGCTGATCATTAGGGATATAACCGTTAGGACGCTAACCATTTGCGCACGAACGATAGTGACAAAAGTGACACAAGTGAACCCCTTACATCTTTCTTCTCTAGAAAGTTTAAAGCTATAGAGAAGAAGTGTTGAGGGGTTCACTCATATCACTTATGTCACTCTCGGGGTGCAACGTGACCCCTCCGCGGGGGGTCGACGTGTCGACATGCGCGCTATCGCCGAGCAATGGCAACGATCAGCCAAACCGGCAGCCACGCACCGAATGTGACAAGCGATAGCACAAGATGCAGTCCATGATTCACGGGCCGATCATGCGGGGGCGCATTGAAAACCACCGGCTGCGGCTGGAACTGATGGGGCTGCGACTGATACAACGTTCGACATGAGGCGCAGCATTGCCGAGGCCGGCGAGATACGCCATGCCCCAGCCCGGGGGACAAGCTAGCCCACAGCGTGCTCCCGAATCCACCGCAGGTCGGCATCGCCGAGAGTTTGAATCGGCAGCATGAACGCTCCCGCTCTGATGAGCGCCGCGCGGAGATCGCCGTCGAGATGTTGGCCAGGGTCGGCCGCGAGCGCTGCCTGGAGCGGCGTGGGCAACCGCGGGTACCAATCCGACGCAGGCTTGTACTCAACCGGCGGGTGGGGATTCGGAGTGGCGCCGCTCATTGCGCCAGTATGCGGTGAGACGCCAGAACACGCCAGTGCGGCCATCCCACGCCACCGCGACAACCCCCCTTCCCCAAACCCCATCCCCCCGCCCTTCGGGCTTCGTATCAATAGGTCCCACCTATAGTGTGGGACCTAATATGATACGACGAGATGCCCGTAGTTATGCGGATCGGAGGCCATTGGCCAACCTGCTCGTATCACTACGATTCTGGTGAAGTGATACGAACATTCGCTCGTAGTCATCATCTCGCGCTGGCGCGCTCGCCGCTGATACTCGCTAGAAGAGTAGGTGCACCCTCGCGCTTCGCGCTCGGACGCGGGGAGAACAGCTCGCCGTATCACTTCGTGTCAGTTCGGTGATGCCCTATTGATACAACGGTGATACGACGGTGACACGACCGCCCGTCACGCTGCCTCGGCTCGCTGCCTACCCCGGCGCTGCTCCGGCGTCGCGCAGGTGGCGAGCCGGGGTGACGACGGCCGGGACGGCCTATGTTGGCTGGTATGAGAGCACGACACGCCCGGGTTGCATATCACGCCAAGATTGTCTCAGATCCGCATGTATAAGCCGATCGAGAGGTATCTCAGGCCCGCAAGCATGCAATATGTCAAGACCGGCGGCTGAAATATGTACCTGCTCGGTTTACTCTCTCTACGACGGGATATTCGTACATCCCGTCTCGGTCGGTTCGATGCCTTGCATCCCGACCAATCCCGCCGGGTGGTTCTGCTCTCTCCACCTCGGCGGTCGCCTCTGCCCTCACTCGCATCAAGTCCTGGCCCGACGCGAGTGAGGGCATTGGTGTTCCCAAAGAGAGCCCATCGAAAAGAGCCCGCAAGTGTCTGCACCCACTATCACCCTGCCCGACGTCGCCGACCCGTTCGACGTCCCGCTCGTCCGCTTCCTCGACGTCGCCCGCGAGGTCGCCGAAGACGGCGAAGCCCCCGCCGACATGGAGGCCGACCTCGCCTTCGCCCGCTGGTACGACAGCCTGCCGGTTGCCGACGACGACCACCCCTCCGCGGGCTACCTCGCAGCCCTGGACGCCTCCGGTTACTTCCGCGACCCGACGCGCGAGTCCGATCTAGCCTTCCTTTGGAGCGACCCGCAGGTCACCTCGCTGACGCCCACGCTCGACGCCATCCTCTCCCGCGTCATCGCACCGACCGGTACGGAGACCATCGGCGCTGTGTCAGCCACCGTGGACGCCGCGTACGACCTGCTGTGTTTCTCGACCCCGACCGACCGGTCCGAGCGTGCCGAGCTGGCCGCGAGGCGGTGGTGCCGCGACAACGGCCACTCGTTTCTGGATGAGCACGACCGTGCAACGCTGACTGACGACGGCGACCCGGACGGCGACCCCGAGTTCACCGCTGCCGTCGCCGCCGAAGTCTTCCGCCGGCAGGTCCGGTCCGCTGCCGACGCTGAGTTCGCGTCCGGCGCTCGCCCCATCGAGTTCATGTCGCTAACCGACCTGTGGGAACAGCCGCGGGTCGAGTGGTTGGCCGATGGATTCATTCAGACGGCCACGACGACGGCGCTGTCCGGCGCTCCCGGTACGGGCAAGTCGTTCGTCGCGCTGGACCTCGCGTGCTCGGTTGCCACCGGGACCAAGTTCCTCGACCGGTATGCAACCAAGCAAGGGCGCGTGCTGTACCTGATCGGTGAAGGCATCGCCGGTATCCCTGCCCGCATGAAGGCCTGGACGACCGCTCGTGGTCACCGAGTCCCGCCGACCAACTTCGATGCCGTCAACGGCGGCGTGAGCCTGTCCAACCCGGCACACGTCGATCAGCTCGTAGATCGCGTCCGCGGCGGCGGGTACTCGCTCGTCATCGTGGACACGTGGGCGCAGCTCTCCGGTCTCGAATCCGAGAACGATGCAGCCGCCACGTCGGCCGCGCTGTCCGCGCTGGTCCGCATCCGCCTGGCCGCGCCGGGGTGCTCAGTCCTCATCGTGCACCACGTCGGCAAAGACGAATCCCGCGGCTCCCGCGGCTCGTCGGCCTTCCTGGGCAACATCGACGTGTCTTGGATTCTCCGGAGCGGGGACACGTTCTCACTCTCGTCGGCCGTTGAGCATGGCGGCAAGATGAAGGATGGCAGCGCACAGCCGATCACCGGCTTGACGCTGACCGACTCCCGCGACTCGGCAGTCATCACCGCCGACGACGGTTGGGTACCTGCCCGGTCCGGTCGGCGCACCCAGTCGGCCGACTACCTGGACCGGCTTCGCGAGCACTTTGGCAGCGACCGTGACTTCACCACGGGCGAGGCTGTCTCGCAGGCGCTTTCCGTCCTCCAGATCAGCGAACCAACTGCTAAGCGGTATCTCGCCACTCTCGTGCAGTCCGGCGACCTGACACAGCCCGAACGCGGCATGTACCGAGTCGGGGGCAACAAGTGAGCGACGCGCTGGACGCTCTGGACCTACGGCTCGCAGCCGCAGAGGCCCGCGCAACTGCCCTACTCGCTCGATTGAGTGACCCACTTCCGCCCGCCACCTCACGGCGGCTCTAACCCATCCACGCCCCTAGGAGGTGCCGTGCTCCCCGCCAACTCGACCACGATCCGAAATCGTGTCTACGACGCGCACGGCGCCTTCCTAGGGGCCATCTGCTCCACACACGGCGAGTATGTCCCTGCGGACGACCTCGTCCGGTCCAAGCGCGAGCCGACCGGCTTCCTGCGGATCTGCAAGCCCTGTCGCGCCGCTGCCAGCCGGGACAACCTGCCCGCGCTCCGCGCCCGGCTCCGTGAGCGTACCGACGCCGAAGTGCTGGCCGACTGGGATCGCCTGCGCGGCCCCGGCGGACCGAAGCGGTGCCGCCTATGCGGCCGCGAAAAGCCCATGCAGTCATTCGCTGCCCATCGGGCAATGCCAGACGGCAGAGCGGCCGAGTGTCGCACCTGCTTCGGCGACTACCAGAAGGCCCGCCGCAAGTAAGCCCTAAAGACCCGCTAGCCCTCGTCTTGACAGGCCGCGAGGGCTAGCACCCGCGGTAGCTGCCGTCTCGTCGGTAAGGCAGCCACCGCCCGGCCGGTGCGCCTGTGCTCTTTGGATTGTCGTCCCACAGGTTCACCGGCCCCCAACTATTCCCCTTCCCGCACGTCGCGCTCGCTGCCGCCTCGTGCACCCACGCAACCCCATGCAGCGCCTTAGGCGAATCGGTACATCGATGCCGACGCCAGCGAAAGGCACGGTTTCCCGTGACGAACAACAACAACACTCCGAAGACCATGGCCGAGCTCGACGAGATCGCGACGCGCAACAAGAAGGCGTACCGCACGGCCGCGATGGCCGCTCGTGGTGAAGCAAAGACCGAACTGGAAGACCTCGGCGGCAACTCGCGTAAGCAGCTTGACGAGGCGAAGGCAGCGCAGGACGCGGCGAACGCCGTGGCCGCAGCCGCTTTCGCTAAGCTCCGATCGCTCCAGGGCACCCCTGCGCAGTTTGACCGCTCCGGCGACGGCCCGCCCGTTCCGCTGCGAGGGCCGGGGGTTGACCCGCTCGACTTCGACAAGGCAGTGCAGGAGCACAAGGCTGCCGAGTACGCCGCAGGGCGCGCAGCGAGTGCCTACCGCGCCAAGTGGAAGGCCTTCGAGGAACGGCAGAACGTGACCAAGCCTCTTGCCGAGGCTCGCGCCGACATCGAGGCCGCTCGCGACGCCGCCCACGAGGACTGGCTCGCCAAGATCACCGAAGCCGCAGCCGCAGCCGAGCGTCTCAAGGTGCTCAGCAGTGCCCTTGGCGAGAGCATCGAGTTCGTCCTCGGCGGCAGCGGGACCACCCTCCAGCCGCTTACTGACATCGTGCCTCGCGTGGAGGATGCGCTCGTCATTGCCTACGCCCGGCGTCAGCGCGTCGCTGCGGAGATGGGCAAGTGACCGCCGACAACACCCGCGCCGCGGCCATCGCACGGGCCGTTCTCGCGCAGGCCGAGTACGCCGAACCCAAGCCATTCACCTCCCTTGGCTACGGCGCGCAGCAGGTCATTGCTGGGCACGCAGCCTCGCAGGACAAGGACGTAGACACCTACTACGCCGAGATGGTCGCCGAAGCCCGCGCCGAGCACGATCGTGCGGTGGCTGAGTCCGCAGCCTCCGACGACGCCGCGGCACTGGTCGCCAAGATTCGAGGCCACAGGTGAGCCGCACGGACCGCAACGGCGCTCCATTGAAGCAGCGCCAGCGCACCGCCGAGGACCGCGCGTCTGACCCGCGGCTCCGTCACGTCATCCCCAACGGCTTGGCACCTGCCATGCCGGCGGACGTGTTGGCTGCCGTCCTGGCACGTAGCACGCGACCTGAGGCAGCAGCACCCGAGCCCGAGCCTCAGCCCGCGCCCGAGTCGCTTGGTCGCGCTCGTGCCCGTGCGATGCGCACCAGTTGGCGTGTCGAGTGCGAGGCGTGTGGACGCTTCACCGACGCACCGTCGAGTAAGCCCGTGCGTCGCCCGCGGTGCACCACCTGTGGACCCGCGCCCAAGCGGCGCAAGCGGAAGCCCAAGCCGCAGCCTGCACCTGAGTACGCCGAACTGCAGTAGCAGCACCCCCGCTTGCCCCGCTCGACAGACCCACGCCTGTCGGGCGGGGCATCCCCTTGCCGTACCCCGGCATACCCCGGCACTGCCCCGTATCCCCGGCTGCCCCCGCATCCCCGCGGCATGGTGGCCGGGGCCGGGTGCGTGTGGCCTGGGCACACACAGGTGCACACCCCCGCACCACCCGTACACCCCACGACCCACACTCCCCGCCACCCGGTACCTACGTGGTGCCCGTGCCGTGGTCACATGCCGACAGGGTGCCGGTGCCTAGGCCATGGGCATAGGGGGTCGGGGTGTGCCATGCGACGCGATGCGTGTGCCTAAGCCATTCGATCGAATGAATCGAACGTGTTCGTCACGACGAGCGTCGCTGTGTGTGCGTCTGCGCGGTCGTCAGACCGGCGGACTCCCCCCACCCCCGTCGCTTTTTGCCGAATCGGCATAGCGCCTCCTTGCGAGAGTCCCGAAGACGACCCCGGATTCCAGATCCGCCCACCCCGAAACCCGCGCGCCACCCCGCAGAATGGATTCCCCCGAATGGCAACTGACCTTCTACTGCCCGAGCCGACCGACAACGCCTTCCGCGCCGAAGACTGGACCTTCCCGGAGCATTGGACGCCGTCTGCGGTGGACGCCGCGACCAACGTGCTGACTGCCCGCCCTGATCTCGATGGCGGGGAGCTGTCCGCGCTCATCGAGGCCTGCGAAATGGTCACGCTCGCCGACCGCCTCGCGCAGGTCGCCGCCGACGCCGGATACCTCGCATCGGGCAGCGCAGGTCAGACCGTGCTGCACCCGGCGGTCGCTGAGCAGCGGCTAGCCCGCACCGCGGCGTCCAATGTCTTCCGAGCACTCGCCCCGCTCTCCACGGCCGCTGCCCGCCGTGTCGCGAACCTTCGTCAGGGCAAGGACGGCTCGAAGTGATCCGCCCCGGCGAGGTGCAGGCCGCAGAGGCCGAACCGATCGTGCTGCCGATCCACGGCATGCCTGACCTCCGCGTTGCCCGCCAGCCGCACACCGGCGACGACGCAGCTCGCATCGCTATCGCGTACGCCGACGCACATAGGCCGTCGCAGCATCGGTGGGAGGCCACCGCCCGCGCCGGGTATCGCGCCTTGGTCGCGTATGACGGTGCAGCCATGATCGGCGGCGGCCGCTCGGTCGAGCACCCGACCTACGGCATCGGCCTGGCCGATCTCCACGCCCGCATGCGCCGCGAGCCGTCCGCCATCGACGCCGCCCTAGCGGCCCGTTGAGCGCTCGCCGGGGTACTGTCTCGACGGCGCCAGCCGACATATTAGACACCAGAGAGCCAACACACTTGACCAACACAGACACGACGGCCGCACCCGGCAAGTTGACCAACCCGACACTGCACAAGTCCGCCAACCTCGTCATGAACCTGCATTACCTGCTGGGCAGCGCCGCCGACGCCCAGTGGATGCGCTCGAAGACCATCTCGCCGAATCAACCCGACGCCGAGGTGATCGTTGGCGCGCAGGAGGCTAGCTCGATCCGCGTACAGCGCGTCGCTGACCCAACCTTTGAAGCCGCCACTGATCCCGCGCGCTTGGAGCTGCGCAAAGCAGTGAAGGCCGCGGAAGCCACGATGGCAAAACAGCACGCCGCCATGCAAGAGGCCGCAAGCATCCTCGACGCTGCCCTGGCCCGCTGGAACGGCGGCGCGTAGCGCCTACGTGCCATTCTCCGGGTCGAATAGAGCCCGACCCACATCAACCTACGCACGCCCTCTATACGGCCCTCAAATGGCCATATAGAGGGCGTCTTGCGTGTACCTGAAAGGGCCACCGTGCCAACGCTCTTTGTAAAAGGCCGTCGCATCGACGTCGACCCCGAAGTGCTCGCCCGCGCACTCCCGATCGCAAAGGCCGGGTATCCGCATTCGACGTTCTTGTACGCCGTCCTCGGCGCTAAGCTCCGCGCCGTCCTCGCCACCGAACCCGGCGATGCCACGTTGCAGGAAATCGCGGCAATGCTCATCGATGACGCGACAGGCGAGCCCTGGCCCGATTCCTTTGGCGCATCGTACGCGGCGTCAGACACCGCCTCAGACGCTCTCTAACGGCCTTTTGTAGGCCGCTCCACCCAACCCCTCACGCCCTTGTGCAAATACCCTCTACGGACCGCACAGGGGCGTTCTGCATGCCCTGAAAGGCCCGTCACCTTGCCCAATGAACTTGAACGCCTCGCCCAAAAGATCCAATCGCTCGAAGACCGCATCGGCTCACGTAACGCAACCCAGCTCGACAGCTCGACCATTGACGTGGGCGACAGCGATTCACTCGGCGTGTCCGACGTCCTGGCGGCGGCCGACGAGGCAGCCAACGTCACGATTCCCGGGCTCCAGGATGCCCTGGACCTCAACGATGCGCGCCTCCAGGCGAATGCAGAGGCCGTGGACGCCGCGATGGACGCCGTCGACGCAGCGATGCTGGCAGCCGAGGCCGCAGAAGCGGCAGGCATCGCCGCTGGCGAGGAAGCATCCGAAGCAGCTGCGAACGCCTTGGACAAGGCCCAGGAGGCCCTTGACGCCGCAGCCGCGGCCGGTGGTGGCGCTACCTACTCCGGGACCGCCCCGACGAGCACGACGCCGGGCACGCCCGGGCAGGCCTGGTACGTCTGGGATGTCAATTACAAGATCACTGCCTACTACGTCTTTGACGGCCCAACCTCGACGTGGGTCCAAACCGAGATCACGGACTCCGTTCTCGGCAATATCTCCGCGGGGTCGATCACGTCCGGCTACCTCGGTGCCGAGCGCATCGCCGCGGCCTCACTCACCGCCGCGGTTCTCGCTGCGGACACCCTGACCTCTCGCGAGATCGGGGCTGACGCTATTCTTGCGCGGAATATCAAAGCGGCTGAGATCACCGGTACGAAGATCGCCGCCGCAACGATCGCAGCGGGTAACATTGCCGCGAAGACCATTACCGCCGGGCAGATTGCCGCGGGCACGATTACGTCCGCTGAGATTAAGGCAGGCACGATCACTGCCAATGAGATCGCCGCCGGCACTATCACCGCGACGCAGATCAATCTCGACACGCTCAACGGTAAGACCATTACCGGTGCTGTCATCAAGTCTGCCGCCTCGGGGCAGCGTCTCGAAATGCGCGGGACGCGACTTGACGTCTACGGCGCAGGCACGTCGGTTGCCGCGTCGGTTGTCGGTATTCCCGGCGCCGACAACAACACCAGTGCAATTCAGCTCACTGCGCGCGACTCGACGAGTGCTGTTGCAGCCGTGAATGTGCACGGTGCGGTGACGTTCACGCCACTCAGTGGCCCGTCGTGCACGTACAACATGACGCTGGACTACGGCTTGAACGCGACGCACGTATTCGCGACGCGGGTGTTTACCCGCACGTCCAGCATTCTCCCCGTCCTGGTGATCGACGGCACTTCCTCCGGCGTCGTCGTGACCGCTGACGACTTCCGCACCGCAGACGGTAGTTCAATCAGCTCGGACACGGGATGGAAGAACCTCACCCTCCAGAACGGCTGGGCGAACCAGTCCGGCACGCGCCTGCGATACCGCATCAAGGCCGGGGTGTTCTACCTCCAGGGCTACCTGAACAGCGCGAACGCCACGGCCACGACGTTTGCGACGATCCCGTCCCAGTACACGCCGTCGCAGAACATCCGCGTGCCGGCGACGAACGGGACCGGCTCGTCTGGAGTGTGGATGGACTTCCCCGTCGGTGCGGACGGCACGCTCGCAGCCAACACCTCGCGCAACCCCAACTTCGCCGTGTCCTGGCCGTTGGACTCGTAACCCTTCCCGCGCACAAACAAAGGCCCCGGCCGTCCTCCGCTACATGCGGGCGACGAGCCGGGGCCCTTTCGTCGTTGCTGGGTTGCTAGTGCAGCAGAACCGCGACGAGGGCAACGACGGACGCGGTCAGGCGCATCAGCGCGGTAGCCGCGCCGAGCACTACGGCCCAGCGGGGTGCGGGTGAGGTAACGTGACGTCCCAAGCGTTCTCCAGGAGTGCTTGCGGGACCTGATGCTGGCAGGCGGTGGTCCCTGTATGAGAGCCGGACCGGTTGGTTCGGCTCTCTTACGTTAGGTCCGGGTGAGTAGCGTCCGCGACCGTTTAGACATTCCCATGTCAAAGTTGCGCGGCGGCAGATCCCACACACCCCGCACGAAGAACGTCCGCACAGCACCATGCGAGCACATTGGGCGTTACTGGTTGATTCCGAGCGCTGTTCGATGCCACAGGGCATGTCGAAAAAAGTGCCTCAAAATTAGTCCTCACGTCGGGCGTGTCGCGCGCCTGAACGGCGCAAGCTCGCACGCCTTCCGGAGCGCTGCAGCCAGCTCGCAGCTGTACCGCAAAGGGCAGACCGGCGGCTAACCGTCTAACCCGCGTTTCCTTGCCAGGAAACGCCACCGCGTCGGTCGCGTCCCCGGAGCCGACTCGGCGAGCAACGCCCCCTGCCGCGCCACGTTGTGGAGCAGCTGCGCGTTGCCCACCGGGTAGAGCTGGTCGATCCCACCCGCCA